GAAGGATTACTTAGCGGCTGAGTCCACTGCGGCATCCGCAGAATCAACAACCTTATCAACAGTGTCCACATCAGAACGCAGGGTATCTGCGACCTTCTCTACGTGAGAGGCAGCGTCGTGGACCTTAGAAGCAATGTCCGCCTTTACAACGTCCTCAATTGGGGACTGGTGTACGCGCTGGAAAATTGCCTCAAGCTTTAGAGTCAGAGCGTGAAGGTCACCCTCCACCTTTCCCTTGACATCTGCAAGCTTCTTCTCTACATCAGCAAATACGCTCATTGTTATTCCTTAAGAGTTTCGTGCGACAGAGGCATTGAAATGCATGACCGCTTCATCTAACTTTGTAATTGCAGAGGATAGTTCTCTGCTTGCCGGGGCGTGTTCGTCCATCCACAAAGCGAACTCTAAGGCTCTTGAACGTGCCTCCTCATAGAGAAGACCCTGTTCTGGTGTAGCAGGATGGAAAGTAAATCTATTCTGGATATCGCTGTTCATATTATGCTCCGAATGGTTTTGGAATTAGTCAGTTACGATAGCACCGTGTAGACGCTCGTAACGACCACCGGAGCGAGATACTTGCTCAAATCTCTTTGCTGCATTGGAGTCAACCTGTACTCCATGCATAAACTCACCATTCATACCAGCAGAGTCAATCCATGCAGCAGAACCAACGTGAGCACGCTCACGAAGGGTCTCAGCAGCAGGCTTGATGAATACTGGTAGATTGTGGTTTGGCTTGCCGGGAGCTGTGCGATAACCCTGCATTGCGCCAAGTTGGAAATCGTTAGGTACATCTGTATCTGTAGCGATTCCTTCCTCAAAGCGCAGAGGTCCACGACGCTCGCTATTAACGGCTGCCTTGCCCTCATAATTGACCGCTCCACGGTCTCTTTCTGGGAATCTAGGAGTAGGCGCTAGATTGGTTACGCGGCCTGCTTCCTGGTACATTTCTGCCATATGGTTTCCTTAAGTCAGATATCTACTAGATATGATACCGCATTACGATCTGCGTCTATCATAGAACGGATTATTGCTGACTTCGATCTCCTCTTGTACTGACTCAGGAATGATACTGAGTGCAATAGCCAGAGAGTCACAATAGTCATCGTGAGCATTGGCTTCCTTCGGAGCCTCAGCCAACATGTATGGTCCTTCAAACTTCACCTGTAGGTCAGACATTTGCTGGATGAAGTTACGGTATGTACGCAGAGAACGTGTCTTAGCGTGAGCGGGCCAACCGATCTTGCCTCTATCGATTACTTCACGAAGGTACTTCCAACGATCAGACTGTGCCTGTCGCTGTGAGGATACATCGATAATTTCTATATGAGGCAATAATACCCTAAGTCTGTCAACAACTAGGTCACCCATTCCACCTGAGTCAACTCCAATTGCGAATACATTGTATTTCGAAACGAATTCAACAATTCGGTGATACTGTGTTTCCCAATCTTGTCCCTGTAAATCAAGCCAATTAAGAACTCGGCAATTGTAATATCCGAATTCATCTCTGTGCTCCCAGTCAACAAACATAGCTGTGACAATAGTGGAGTCGATCTTACGTGCAGGGTCAATTCCAATAACGATAGGAGTAGTGTAGTAAGCCTTCACTGTCTCCATAGTCTTATCTCCAAGCTCATCAAGGCGCTCGGAGGTGGTAAACATTCCCTGTTCCAGAAGCCACATGAGGCGGTAGGACAGCTTGAATTCGTCTGAGTCGTAACCCATACGCAGCATGTCTCCCGCTACAGCCTTCTCATACTTCTTATTCCACTTGGATACTTCCCTGTAGTCAGCTTCGTAGTGGTTGGTACGAGCTCCGCGCTTAGTGGCATTACGCTTGTTCTGCTGAATCTGTCGGTAGAAAACACCCTTCTCATACGTGGGTGTTCCAGTCATGATGAAGGTACCGGCAGTAGAAGCAAGCATCGGGCGAATTGACTTGTCAACAACTCTCTGGTCGGCAACCTGTGCCTCATCCAAAAGAGCGATGTGATAAGTCTTACCTTCAATAGATGCGCGAGGGTGAGCTGTCTGCCTGCGTACTAGAGAGCCACACTTCTCTAACTTGATCTCAGCTCCCTTACCCTTGATACGATCATCAATACCAGGGTCCAGAAGAATTGCTTGCGCGCGCTCGGATGTCAGCATGGACACGATACGGCTAAAGAGGGTCTTAGCCATGTCGTCAACGGGTGCGAAGGCTCCTACCCATACGCCTTCCTTGAAAGAGTCCAGAAGGTCTGCGTAGCGCTCCAGCTTCGCTAATCTGGGAAGCATGATCATCATCGTAGCAATGGCAGCCGATACTGTCTCAGTCTTGCCGCTCTGACGGCTAAAAAGGGCTGTCACAGTCGCGTTGTCGTTGATGATGACCGATTCCATGATGCGCGCTGCAAAGGGTCTCTGATAGCCATACAGAGGGTGTCCTGACAGCTCGTCGGCAAAGATCAGCAGCTTCTCCACCAAGAGATCCACGGATGCCTGAGACATCGGGTCTAGTTCGATCTTGGTGGAGTTGAGGGCTTCCAGCTCTTCGGTTGTTAAATCTTCATACGTTTCGTCGTACATTGTCATGTCGTTCTCCTGATCAATATCTCGTTCCTCCATTGTACCTTGACAAAGGGTTGACCCTGCGGTACGTTGGTGGTACCACAACTAAACACCAAGGAGATCATCATGGACGAGTTCGACCCTTTCGAGCAGATGTCTCAGCACGATCACTCTGGGGAGTTCATGAGACCCTTCGTGGGTGGAATGGTAGGCGGCTTCATTGGCCACCAGCTCTCCAAGACACGGTTGGGTCAGCGATTCGAGAACAGCCGCATCGTCGGTTGGATCATTGGTCTGATACTGCTCGGAGTTGCCGGGTACGCTGCATTCTGTTGCGTAGTCTTTCTAGGCTTCCTGATTCACGCGTTCCTCTAAGACTTGGATAGCAGCCAGCAATGATACTGCCCCTTGTCTCATATCCTCTAGATGCATAAGAGCCTGAGCCGGATCACTTCGGTTCAGGTTCTTTTGCGTTTCACGCATGTTCTGGCCAATGCCTGTGATCGTATTGTCAGCCCAACGAATGACTTCTCCTGTGGTGATGTTGCGAAGTCTGCTGACCACCTTACGTCTGATCTTGTCTCTGGGATTCTCATCCCTCTTGAAAATACTCATAGGTCCAATACCTCTATTAGTGTCTCTTGTTGATCTGCGGAAAATTGCTTCTTGATAAGGTTTCTGCGGATGTGCACTTTCTCTGCTTCTGTAAACTCTTCATCGGTCATCTGACGGCCTTGCATGGCGTCGATGAGCATCTGTTCCTCTGTGCGGTCAGTCGTGTGCCAGCGCCCCACTACAAGCCCGTATGGGGTCAGTGGGAGGTGGAGGATCAGTGAGTTGGACCAGCGGAACGGTTCCTCTGTCTCGTGAGAAGGAAAACGATGAGCAACAGAGGATAGAGGCTTCAATCGGATACTGTGCCAGAAGTAATCCTTGAGTCGGGGTAGTAGCTTGACTATGCGCGGATAGTCTGTCATTTCGTGAGTCGTATAGTGCATTCTAGTAAATACCTCTTGAGTACGGATAATTGTTCAATGTGCTGTTGATGTATCGGCCGGGTGACTGAGCACGCTGAAACTTCCACCATACTGACGGAGGTACCTGGTAATAGGTGTAGATTTCTCCTTCACGGAATTGAATACGTAAAGTCATGGACTTCTCGTCATATCCGGCTCGTAGAGTTCTAGGTCTACCAGGATTGATGGTCGGGGTTGGATCGTATGGCAGAAGTTCATCGAGATCCCCATTAATAGCCATAGCAATGGCATTCTGCATATAGTCATCAGTTAAGTCCTCTGCGCGTTGGCGAATCTGAGGAAGTTCAAACATTGACTGCTGACTACGTAAAGGGACTCGACCGATACTGTCTCGCGTATTATATCGGTTATCCCCAGTGTATTGCTTATCCTGATCTGCACGATTTAGAAATACGTCATCCCAAGCACCCGCACGACGTGTTGTACGTTGCGGTGTAATTCTTGATGATGCCTTACGTCTCGCCATAATTTGCTCCTAAATACAGAAAAGCCCCTACCAGTATATAGGCAGGGGCTTTCTTTTACTCGTCTACTGGCTCATCCTCTTCAATCCAGAGACCATAGCCTGCACGGTAAAGGTCTGGATCAACCCCACCCTTTCGCTGCTGCTCTGGATCAGGAAGCTGATCCTTTGTGAATGTCTGTCCTACTGCGCCAGGATCTTCAATCCAAGCGCTCTGAGACTGTGCTGTCCAGCCATGATTAGTATCCATCTACTGTCCTTTGCTGTTGTACTGTCCAGCCAGGAGTGATGTCTTCCGGCTGATTGTGAGGACAAGCATAACCCTCATAAATATGCACTCCATCATGGAAGACACATACGTCTACGTCCATAGGGAGATACTGTCCTGCATGAGAGCCAGTGTGGAAGGTCCAGCTTTCTTCCTCCCACACTTCGCCTTCGTCCCAAACTGGATGATTAAACTGTACGCTCATGGATAAAACTCAAATCTGGTGGGGAATAGGTGGGAGGCTTTAGAACCTTCCCAAGCTCATTTCTATGAACCTCTCCATCATCCCATACCTTTGACATATTTGAGTTATGTACTGCTTCAAATACCTTATCCAAGGGGATCTGAAACTCATCAGCAGTTCCATACACTACGTATAGTAGGTCAGCAAGCTCCTTAGCCAGATGCTCCTTGGACTTCTTGTAGTTGTCCCATTCATCTAACGTATGCCAATTACTATCAACAGTCTTAAGAGCCTCTATCGTCTCCTCAAATTCCTCAGTAATAAGAGCAATTCGACGCTTGGTTCTATCCGCATGTATATCCTGATATTGCTCAGGAGAGAAAGTCACATGGAATATACGGACATCATTTTGTGGAGTATATGTCATCAGTATTCCACACCATCCACAGAGAATCGGCCATCCTGAACAGTAATGAGACGCGGGTAAACACGGTCACCATGAACCTCAAGAATTCCGAATGCCTGCTGCCAGTTAGCCGCAACACCCTTCTTCTTCAGATAGTCAGCCTTGGTAAGATCCATGAAGTGTCCAACCTCAAGACCATAACGGGTGTCACGGATCTTGCCGTTG